TCTCACTGGCTCAAAAATCACAACCCTCACCGCCGCAAAGCGGCCGCCAAGATCGGGAAACAACAACGGGCCATGCGCCCGAAAGGAGGCCTATGAAACTTCAATCCTTCTCCATGCGCGACGTAAAAGCCGAGACGTACGCCGCTCCCTTCTTCGTTCCCAACGAGTCGATCGCCATCCGGCTCCTCTCCGAGCTCGTTCTCGACAAGAGATCTACGCTCGGCAAGTACCCGCAGGACTTCTCGCTCTACCGGATCGGCGAGTACGACACCACGACCGCCGTCCTGACCTCCTGCCAGATCGATATGATCTGCTCGGCCACTTCGTGCCTCCCGAAGCCGGATCCTCGCCAGATCGAGATCCCCGGCACCTCCCAGCATGTTGAGGTGCCCGCTTGAACCACAACAACATGCCGGGATCCCTCCCGTCGGCGATGACCGCCGACTTCTCACGCGTTCCGGACGTCCGGATCGAGCGCTCTAAGTTCAAGCGCAACAGCACCCACAAGACGACCTTCGACGCGGGCTACCTCGTCCCGTGGTTCCTCGACGAGGTCCTCCCCGGGGACTCTCACACGGTCAACGCGCAGATCTTCGGTCGCGTCGCGACCCCGATCAAACCTCCCATGGACAACCTGTTCATGGATACCAGCTTCTGGTTCGTCCCCATGCGCCTCGTCTGGGAACACACGCGCGAGTTCTTCGGCGAGCGCCGTCCGGATCCGGACTCGACCATCGACTACACGGTCCCGACCGTGGCTCTCCCCGCGACCACCGGCGCGGCGGTCGGATCCATCTTCGACCACTTCGGTCTCCCCACCGGCGTCGCGGATCTCCCGGTCAACTCGCTCCCGCTCCGGGCCTACAACAAGATCTACAACGACTGGTTCCGCGACGAGAACCTCATCGACTCGGTCGTCGAGCGCGTCGGCGACACGGGAGATCTTCCCGCCGACTTCGCGCTCCTCAAGGCCGGTAAACGCTACGACTACTTCACTTCGTGCCTCACGGAAGCCCAGAAGGGCGACGCCGTCACGATCCCCGTCGGCGCCGACTCGGCGCCGATCACCCGCGTCTCCAACGCGGCGAAGTGGAAGACCTACAACGCCGGTACCGACACCCAGGCCGGTTCCACCGATAATCTCCAGCAGCAGGCGGGCGACTTCGCCTCCACGGCCAACGTGGACCTCTCGCTGGATCCCAACGGCGGCCTCGTCGCCGACCTGACTAGCGCCTTCGCGACGACGATCAACGCGCTCCGTCAGGCCGTCCAGCTTCAGGCCATGCTCGAAAAAGACGCTCGCGGCGGGACCCGCTACATCGAACACAACTGGGTCCACTTCGGCGTCCGCTCCTCCGACGCCCGCCTCCAACGCCCGGAATATCTCGGCGGCGGAACGTCGCCGATCAATTTCCATCCCGTGGCGCAGACCACGCCCACGGCGTCTCCGACGCTGACCTCCGCGCAGGGCAACCTCGCGGCCTTCGGCACCGTCTCCGGGCAGTCTCACGGCTTTTCCCGGAGCTTCGAAGAACACGGATACATCATCGGTCTCGTCCGCGTCCGCGCGGATCTCACCTATCAGCAGGGTCTGGACCGGCTCTGGTCCCGCGAGACCAGGACCGACTTCGCCTATCCGGTCTTCGCCCACATCGGCGAGCAGGCCGTCCTCTCCAAGGAGATCTACTGCGACGGCACCGGCGACGACGACGACGTCTTTGGCTACCAGGAGCGCTACGCGGAGTACCGCTACAAGCGCTCCATGATCACCGGCCAGTTCAGATCCACCGCCGCGACCTCGCTCGACTACTGGCATCTCGCCCAGGAATTCACGGCGCGGCCCGTCCTTGACGAGGCCTTCATCACCGAGGATCCGCCGGTGGACCGCATCATCGCGGTCACCTCGGAGCCGCACTTCATGTTCGACTCCTTTATCCAGCAGGTCTCGGCCCGGCCTCTGCCGGTCTACAGCATCCCGACCCTCGGAGGGCGCTTCTAATGGCCTTCGGCCCATGGGGAGCCGGCGCGATGAGCGCCGGCTCCGACCTCATCACGACCGGCCTCAACTACTTCGGCAACAAAGAGGCCGGTCGGATGAACCAGGACTTCGCTCGCGACCAAGCTCGGGAGCAAATGGCTTTCCAAGAGCGAATGTCCAACACCGCACACCAGCGAGAGGTCGTCGACCTTCGCGCCGCCGGTCTCAATCCGATCCTCTCGGCTGGCGGCGGTGCTTCCTCTCCGTCCGGATCCTCCGGATCCGCGCAGATCCAGGCCGCCAACATGGATCTAGATCTCTCCGGGGCCGTCGCATCGGCCCAACAGGCTTCCAAGCTCGCTCAGGAGCTGGACAACATGAAGACCGCAAAGGACGCGGCCAAGGCCGCGACCGAGGTCGACAAAGAAACCGCGCGCGTCCGCCGCGCGGAAGCCGCTCTCGCCGAGGCCAACTCGGCGTCCGCACCGGCCATTAAGTCCTTCAATCAGCGCTTCGGCGCTGAGATCAACGCGATCAAGCAATGGGGCTCTGCCCTCGCTCCTGCCGCCTCGACGCTACGCGACATCGGGATCTCTGCCGGTGCCCTCAAAATGCTCATCCCCGCGAAGGCCAAGGGCCTTCCGCTTCGCCCGGGACCTCCGGGCTATCCCAACATGGAATTCATGAAGCCAAAGGACTAAAATGTCCCAACTTACAACCTACGACAAGAAACTCACGCCCACGCGCGTCAAAGCAAAGGAGCGCGGCGATGTAGATCTCGACCGCCTCCTCAAACACGGCGCGGCCAGGATCCTTCCGGCCACGCCTCAATACGCGGATCTCTCCGAGCTTCCGCGATCCCGCGGCGAAGCCGCGGACAACATACTCCGGACGATCAACTCGATCCCGGATCTCAACCCCGAGTTCGTCTCGGGTCTCCTCAAACTCCCTCCGGATCAGGCTCTCCACACACTTCAATCTATGCGGCCCCCAGCCCCGAAACGCGATGAAAAAAACAACGCGAAACCGGCAGGGTCCGCTCCTCTCGAAACGCCTGCTAAAAATCCGGAGTCCGCGAAGTGATCTTCGCGTCAAAGCAATCCGTTGGGGGGTCCGGGGGGATCGCGGAGCGATCCGTATCCCCCCGGCTTGTCGTTGCGCAGCGCAACAGCTACAATCCTGGCACCGCCAGGTCAGAAGTGGGCACGCTCCCTACTTGATATATAGTGCCCACTGACACCAAACAGGAGAACCTATGAAAAAAGAACGCTCCCGGATGTCCCGCAAATCCTCGCGCAAGGACTTCCGCAAAAAGGCCAAGCCGCACCCGCTCAACAACACGCGCCCCACGGGCACCATGCGAGGCGGGATCCGCCTCTAGTGCCCTGTCACAATCCGCAACGGTATCCATGCGGCAAATGCGGCGGCTGTCTCGCGAAGCGAGCGAGCGATTGGTCGATCAGGCTGGCTCATGAAAAAAAATTCCATGACGAGTCCAGCTTCATCACGCTCACCTTCGAAGACGGCAACGTCGTCGATGTCCATAAATCCGACTGCGTGGACTTCATGAAGCGACTCCGCAAGCGCCTCGCGCCCAAGCTGATTCGCTTCTACCTTGTCTCCGAGTACGGAGAAAAAAACGGCCGTCCGCACTACCACGCGATCATCTTCGGCCACGACTTCAGCCATGACGACGGCGCGAAGCTCGTCCGGCGCGGCCTTTACACCTCGCCGCTCCTCGAGGCCGCCTGGGGCCTCGGTCACGTCTCGTCCGGCGAGGTCACCGACGCCTCAATCCGCTACGTCTGCAACTACGTCCTCGCAAAGGAGGACGTTCCTCTGTTTGTGTCACTAGAGACAGGCGAGCAACGTCCTTGCGCTCCGGTGTTCTCGATGATGTCGAGAAACCCCGGCATTGGTGCGCGTTGGATCGACGAACACGGCGCGGAGACCTACCGCGACGACGACGTAGTCTCTGGCGGCTTCCGCTGCCAACCACCTCGCTACTACGACCGGCGATCCTTCAAGGACGACGACGCCGCGCTATTCCGCTTGCGGGAAGCGCGGCGTTCTGCTAAGCTAGAGGACATGGTCCGCTCTCCCTCGTCCTGGCTCCAAAATAACGACCCTCTCCGCCGCAAAGCGGCGGCCAAGATCTGGAAAAAACAACGGGCCATGCGCCCGAAAGGAGACCTATGAAACTTCAAGCCTTCTCCATGCGCGACGTAAAAGCCGAGACGTA